GCCGCACCTTTTCTATAACCCGCAGCCCCTAATTGGTATCTATCACCGTTAGTTCTATATTCTCTATAGATGTCCCATCCATCAAAACCACCTGAAGGTGCTAATGTAAACTTACGTGAATTAAGTTTGTAGTATGGGTTACTTTCATCTTGCGGTTCACCTCTAAACTCAGCTACACCAACCTCAAATGATGATTGACCTGAAGTTACGTAATCCGCAGGGATAGTAACGATTGTTGCTCCTGAATCCATGTGGAATCCTTTTGTAAGGTATGCCCATGGTTGTGAAGACGTTGCAGTTTTTAAGTTTAATGGATTTTGTTTTCCCTTGTATTGGAAGAAGTCAGAATCGATACCCATAGTGTTAGAAACACCTAAGTATACTTTTCTTACTTTGTCACCCGCAGCTCTTGTCTCATTATCACTTCCTGAAGCGTTACCGAAAGGTGGATTAAAGATAACCTGACCTGGTCTGTAATACTCAGTCTTATATTCTAAGAATGGTGATTTAGAGCCTGAGTATTGTCTTGTTAAATACCCACGGAAACCACAAGGTAATGAATCTATTGGTGCGTCCTCATTCATTTCCAACATAATATATCTTGATTTTAATTCAAAATCACCGTTAGCCGTACCTATCTTCTTAGCGACAAAACTATTTTGGTTAGGGTCCATCGTACAGTTGGTGAATTTTTCTAACACTACTGGATTTGCATCAGTGTCAAAGAAATCACGAACAACAATATCAAATGTTCCGTTATTAAATGAAATATTAATAATTGAAATTTTTACTTCTCTATTTGCTGAGTTACCATCTGATACCGTTATAAATTTAAACATATTATATACCTGTGTTCCTCGTAATTCAGAAACAACATATGGAGTTTCAGGTGTTTGATATCTATCTAAATACCAACCAATACCTGTATTAGCAGTATCAGTTCTTGCACCATCTAAAGATAATAGGTCACAATCTAAACCTCTAATCATACCTTTTCTATATCCAATATTTAACATAGAGTAATACTCTTCCTCTAAGAATAATGGAACTTCAGTTCGTGGTTTTGCGAAGTTTGATTTACCAAATACTTTTGATATATAGTTAGAATCTGAAACGTTGAATGATGTTTTAAAATTAAATGTGTCACCATCATTAGTTATACCTGAAATTGCAAATGTTTCAAAAGGATTTTTTGTCACTGCTGAATATTCACCAGTACAATCCATTAATACATCTGTTAATCCTGATACTTCATAAACAGGACCGTCATCAGTTGAATAAGTTGCAATACCTCTTGAACGTAAAGTTGCAACAACTAAGTTGTGATATTCACTCATTGGTGAACCTGTATAGTTTGTTAAGTATACAACTGCAGTTCCTGAATAATCATCACCAACTGTATTTGTTAATCCAGTTACACCCATACCAAAACCAACACCACTATATACATTATTAGATTGACTAAATAATGCGTAATACCATGGGTCATTTTCAGATGCAGTTAAATCACAATTTTCAAATGAAATGTCATCAACCTCTAATACGTTAGTGTTTGCACTGTAGTTTGGTGTTGCACCTGTAACATCATCAAATGTAGATGCACTTACCGAACCCCAAAAATATGATGTTGAACCTGAAGATGATAGAGATACGATTTCACCGTAAAGTAAATCTTCCATATCACCCAATATTGTTGACTCACCACCCGTATAGGTTGTATAAGGGAAAGTGATTACATCTTCAATAGATGGAGGTAATGAGGTATAATTTGTCACAGAAATAGTTGTACTATCACCTGATGTTCCTGAGAACTCAATAGTAAATGGACCTGCAACTGAAGTTGCGGTTGTTCCTGAACTATCTAAGTTACCTACTGTTTTTATAGACCATGAAGGTCCTGCGTCATACCCTGATAAACCCAATACTCTCGTTACAAACAATTGATTTGATTGTTGTAAATATGCCTTTGCTATATAGGCAGCTTCGTACTTAGGAATTTGGGTGTTGACAAATTTTGTTGGATTTGTACCNCCAAAGTATGCTTGGTATTCATCATAGTTTGAGATGAAAATCGGCTCAAATGCTGGACCCGAAAGAGTTTCACCTACAATACCTAATGTTGTTACACCGACACTTTGTGCTACAAAACTTAAATCTCTTTCAGATGTATAAACACCTGGAGAAACGAATACTTTGTTTGCTGTCGCCATTGTTAAATAATTTCTTAAGTTTTATTTTTAGATAAATATTACTAAAAACATCAAAAAACTAATAGTGTGAGGTTATATTTATAAAGAGTAGGAAAAAAGTCTACCTTTTTTCTACCTTTTAAAAAAACACCGATGAGTAAAATAAAAAACATAAAAATTTCACCAGAGTCTCATGAACTACTAAAAAAATACTGTGAAAAACACGGTTTGAAAATGTATAAGTTTTTAGAAAAATTGATTGAGGAAAACTGTGAAGAAGTTACAGATATTTACGGTGAGTAAATACATGAACCATCATCTCTATTTGCACTAGGATTATAGTTAATAGCATTTGGGTCAACACAACCCGATATAACTACAGTCTTACTAAGAAGTCTTGCTTTACTAAATAAATTAGCACTTTTAGTCACATCATTTTTTACTACTTCAATTTTAATAACATCATTAGTTGATATTTTAATAACACTAACATCATCACCAATGTAGTTGTTATTTATATAAACAGAATAACTGTCAACATTATCAGTTTCTATAATAGATAAGTCTACTTCATATCTATATGTTTCAGACAACTCTGTAATACCCTGAGGAAAAACAATGTTTAAATCAAAATTAGTAGGGTTTGCAGGTTCTTTCTTAACTCTTCTTTTAACATTAAAAGTATCGACCTCTAAAAACGTTGCTGTTCTTGAAATTGCTGGCGACACTTCAAACTCTTCTTCATCTAAAAGAAATCCCATCATTAAAAATTCATAGTTTTGAACGTAGTATTTTCTTTTCTCAATATCTAATACAGACTCATCTGAAGAGTTGTTTAATATAATAGGAATATAATGTCCTTTAACATGAGTATACGCTTGACGAGATGAAAACTTTTGTAAAACCTTTTTATTAAATTCATTCAAGTGTCTCATCTTATTACAAAATATTTTTACATTATATGTAATATCTACAGGAACTGGTTGAGGTATTTTGTATATATCAACACCTTTTCTTTGTCCGTCCCATGTTGGAACTTTGGCATAATAAAATTGTTTCCTATTTGGAATTGTGTATTGTAACGATGGGTTGGTTCCAAATTTTACATCAGGGTTTCTAACCGTAGCAATAAATGGTGGTTTAATGTTTTTATCTAAATCTTGGAAATTCCAACTTTCAGTAAATTGAGCCCAATTCTGTGTTGTTATTATTAAATCTACTGTGGGTATTTTTTTACCACTAACCGTGGTTTCTAATTCTTCCTTTACAAAATCTAACATACCTCGGTCTAAATCTGCATGAAGAATTGACTTAGGTAAATAAGTTCCATCCTCCTGAATTTCTTCTAATAACTCCTCTCGCCTTTGTAAAAGAATTTTATCAGGTGTTAGAGGTAAATGTTTTTTTATTTTTTTAGGTAACGCCATTATCTTTTTATTTCACTAATAAAAAATACTTTATTTTTTGAATTAACCATTTCTACTTCTTTTGCATTATAGATTGGTTCTTCGGTGTCTTTCATAACAAATGAATCGTATTTGTATGGATTATAAGTTACAATATTGCTATTTGGTTCATCAGGCATGTTTTTACAAGGATAGTCACAATAATCAACTAACGTCCCAATAACAAAAGCATGGACATTTTTTGATTTCTCTCTTCTAACTTTACTCATACCCCCTTGTCTTACTCTAAACTCAACATCTTCTAGTTTAACAAAATCTGCGTGTTTGATAACTTTACCTTTGTATTGAATTGAAAAAGTATGTTTATGTAGATTATAGTAGACCATTACCTTTTTACCTATGTAATTGTCTTCCTCATTATTATTACCACACTTATGACAAATGTATGGGTCGTCACCACCATCACTTAAATCCCAAGACCATCCGCAGTTATCACATATAACTTTATTATCAACAATATCTTCACATAAATAAGACATTCTTTTTTTAATAAATTTTATTTCATTAATTAAACGACTCATATTCCTCTAAATTCTCCATCATTAACAGGTGCTGCGGTAATACTTCTATAAAAAGGTTTATACCCACCATAAGTATGTTTATTGTCACTTACCACTCTACCGTCATTAACAACAGAATAATATCTAACTCTTTTTTCAGTTTCGTAATATCCAATATAATCACCATATGAAATATCAATACCTAATTCATCTAACGCATTTTGATACACACCAACTTTTAAATTACCAGGTTCCATTTGTGTCATACGAGAATTTGCATAGTCTTGATTCTCAGGTTGCTCAATAGTTACATAACCCCTGAACTCTACAGGTGGTAAAAACTTTATACCATCATCTTCGGTTTCACCATACACATCGTCCGTCTTAGTTTTTTGACGGTCAACACGATACAACACCAAAGTGAAGTTCATATCACCTTCAAGCCATTCACGTCCCATTTCTTGCTCTAACGCAAAATCTTCGGACCCGAAAAACTTTTCTAATCTTGTAATTGGTATCTTTCTTGAGCTCATATGTTGATAAATAGTTTGATAATAGTTATATTATAAATATTTCGCTATGCAAAGTAATAAAGATAAATTATCAAAAATACCTGAGGTTAGAGCACAACGTATATTAGAAGACTACGAAGGGTTCAATAATTATATACTCGGTATAAAGAAAAAAAGTGTAAAACAAAAACACTTTAAGATTACTCGTGCCCAAGCGGATTACATCAACACTTACCACGAAAAGGTCCCTAAGATAGCAAGAAAGTGGGTTGACCTTGACAGTTACTTCGGTAAAAAGATGATGGAAGAAAAACTATTAACCAAAATACCTGAAAAAATATACGTTGAAAAAATATTGGTGGAAAAGGATAAATCATTCCATATTTGGGGTAAAGTTTTTGAAAATCAACAATTACATGATTTTTGGTTGCCAAAAGTTGCTTTAATACCAACACAAAATGTTAAAGAGGTTTCAATTGATTATGAAAAATATTCTCATCGACCACCCCTGTCTCACCAAAAAGAAGCAATAGAAACATTAGCGTCTCACGACAAATATATTCTTGCTGATGACATGGGATTAGGTAAAACCACATCTACTGTGATTGCAGCCTTAGAGTCAGGGGCGGAGAGGGTATTAATTGTGTGTCCCGCATCTTTGAAAATAAATTGGATGAGGGAGATTGAAAATTATACAGACAAATCCATTTCAATAATTGAAGGGAAAAAATGGGAATCCGCTGATTTTGTTATTATTAACTACGACATTTTAAAGAATTTTCACGATATCAAAAACAAAGAAGAATCAATCATTATGCAAGAAGGTTTTGATTTAGTTGTTGTTGATGAAGCACATTATATTCAAAATGTCCAAGCTAAAAGAACAAAGTTAATTAATGATATTATCAACAGAATCGGTAAGGTGTGGTTATTAACGGGGACCCCTATGACCTCACGACCAATTAATTATTATAACTTACTTAATTTGGTTGAGTCACCAGTGGCTTATAATTGGATGGCGTATGTTATTCGTTATTGTGAGGGATACCAATTTAATGTGGGTAGTAGAAAAGTGTGGAATGTAAACGGTTCGTCAAATCTTTTAGAATTNAGGGACCGAACAAAAACACACGTTTTAAGAAGACTAAAAGAAGACATCTTAGATTTACCTGATAAAATTTTGACACCTGTTTATTTAAATTTAAAGTCAAAAGAATATGAAGAATTGATGGGTGAGTATTATGATTGGATAGAAGATGAAAGTGAAAAGAAATCTCTTACCGTTCAATTTTCAAAACTTATGAAAGTTCGTCAGGTAATTGCGGAGAATAAAATAAAAGAAACTTGTGAAATCGCAGAGAACATTATTGAACAAGGTAAGAAAGTAATCATCTTTACAAACTTTACTGATACCTTAAATCAAATTGCTAACCATTTTGGTAAGTCTGCAGTTAAACTTGATGGTAAAATGAGTAAACCAGCTCGTCAACACTCTGTTGACCAATTTCAAGAAAACGACAAAATAAAAGTGTTTGTTGGAAACTTGAAAGCGGCTGGTGTTGGTATAACATTAACCGCAGCAGAGGCGGTAATAATG